GGTCTCCTCAACACCATGCGGCAGGGCGAGCGTCTGATCGCTATCGACAAGCTCCTCACCGCTTCGGTCTTCGTTGACAACCTGGACGAAGTCCTCAATCACTATGACTTGAGGTCCGAGTATTCCCGTCAGCTCGGGTTCGCGATTGCGAACCGGCAGGACCAGCAACTCATCCAGGTTCTCTGCAAGACTGCCCGCATCGCTGCTGATGCTCTGTTCACTGGATCTCCCGGTGGTACGAGCATCGATGACGCTGATGCGGACACTAACGCTGTGAGCCTCGTGACATCGATCTACGAAGCGAAGCAGCGCATGGATGAGAAGGACGTTCCAAAGAATGATCGGTACGTCGCTCTCACTCCTGCTGCGATGAAGCTCATCTTGAACACCAGTGATACTCGGACGCTGATCGACGCGGACTTCAACCCGCAGTCGAACGGTGGGTATGCGGTTGGCAAGGTGATGCGTATCGGTGGTATGGAAGTCGTCGAGAGCAACCACCTGCCGAAGGGTGCCCAGTACACCTCGGTGTGGGCTGAAGATGACGGCACCGGTACAACCGAACACACCGCCAACCAGTTCTCGTCAGCTACCTACAACGACTACTCCGCAGAGTTCGACAACACCGTCGCCATCTGCTGGCAGAAGGAAGCTGTGGGTACGGTGCGTGCGATGGGCATCTCTGTTGACCAGGAGTTCAAACTGGAATACCAGGGAACGATCCTCGTCGCGAAGGTCGCTCAGGGTCACGGTTCACTCAGGCCGGAGTGCGCTGTCGAGATCAAGACCGCGTAATCAGTTTTGAGATTGCGGTTGCGTGCCAATTCCATCACCCGCCCGCTTCTCCTTGACCGCAATTTCAAACCTTGGGGGTCACCATCTGGTGGCCCCCTCTTAGGGGTACACCATGTCAACATCTGCTGCGTCTGAACTTGACGCTGTCAACACTATCCTTGCTGCGGTTGGAGAGACTCCAGTCAACAGCTTGGACACGCAGACAGGTGTTGATGTGTCGATGGCCCGATCCACTCTGAAAGAAGTCCAACGCCGTGTGTGTGGGATGGGGTGGTATTGGAACACGAGGAAGGATGTGGAGTATTCCCCTGACTCCTCCACCAACGAGGTCATCCTTCCTTCGACTGTGATCCGTGTAGATGGTGGCAGCAACACCCACTACACGTTGCGGGGTCAGAAGCTGTTCGATCTGAAGAACGGTGTCTCGACCTTCGACAACGATGTGAAGTTGGAGATCGTGGAGCTGCTCCCCTGGGAGGAGATCCCTCATGCAGCCCAGGACTACATCAGCCTGTCTGCTGCCAGGATCTACGCCGACCGCAGTGTCACATCTACAACGCTCTCTCGCGTGCTGAGAGAGGACGAAGAGAAGGCGATGATCGCTCTTAAGCAGGAGGAGGCCGAGACCTCCGATGTAACCATCTACGATGCGGACACTATCCGCATTCTCGACCGGGGTTCACCACTCCATGAGTGGATTGTGGGGAGGTAGCGTATGCCGCTTCTGGAACACCCGACACCGAGTCTGATCGGTGGGGTCTCTCAGCAAGATGACTCGATCATCAAACCTGGAAAATGCTCCCTCCAGGAGAACGCTTACCCCTCCCCTGTAGAGGGACTCCTGAAGCGGCACCCCACCGAACATGTAGCCAAGTTGAAGGATGGGACGCAAGGTGACGCCTTGCTCCACACCATCGACCGGGATGCCACTGAACGCTACACCGTGATCATCACCAACAGTGGGGTTGAGGTGTACGACATGGACGGTACGTCGGTCACGGTGACCGACACCACAGGTGGGTATGGCTACCTGTCTGGGGTGACGGATGCGAAGAAGGAGTTCCGTGTAGTCACCAACAACGACTACACGTTCATCCTCAACCGGACCAAGGAAGTCGAGATGACTTCCGCTACCAGTACCGCTGCGACTGTCTACGACGAGGGATTCTTCTTCGTTAGGCAGGGGAACTACAAGACCAACTACAACACCACTTTGGTTGAGGATGTTGCTGGAGTCGCCACAGGTGGCACAGCTACGACTGCCACCTGGGATGGTGTCGCGGCTGTGGGTGCAGAGCTTGCCAGCATCAAGACTGATGACATTGCCGGTGACTTGGTCACCAAGATCAACGCACAACCTCACAGTGGTCTTGCCATCCGTAGTGGGTCAGTGATTCGGATCACAAACCCGACAAGGCCATTCACGACTTTTAGTGCGACCGATTCTGTAGGTGATTCGGTCCTTGTTGCTGTGTGGAAAGAGGTCACCCAGGTAGAAGGTTACCTACCCACGATCTGCACCCACGGTTTCAAAGTGAAGGTTGTGGGTTCTGGTGAATCCAGGGCAGACGACTATTACGTCGAGTTTGTGTCAGATGGGGGGGCAGGTACTTTTGGCCGGGGCTTCTGGCGGGAGACTATCGCCTACGACACCCCGTATGAGATAGATGCGAGCACGATGCCCCACCAGTTGGTGAGGCAGGCAGACGGGACATTCCAATTCTCTGTGGTTGATTGGGGTGACCGGACAGTGGGTGATGAGACTCTGGTCCCGAACCCGTCATTCGTTGGGACAGCGAGTGACCCTAAGAAGATCAATGACATCTTCTTCTTCAAGGACCGGATGGGATTCGTCTCAGACGAGAACGTGATCCTGTCGGAGCAAGGGCAGTACTTCAACTTCTGGAGGACCACCCTCCTCGACCTTCTGGATACGGCCCCGATAGATGTGGGTGTTGCCCACACGACCGTCGCCAAGATCCATCATGCAGTGGCATTCCAAGAGAGGTTGGTCCTCTTCTCCGACAGCACTCAGTTCGTCCTGAGTGGTGGAGATGTCCTCTCCCCCAGGACGATCACCATCGCCCCTGTTCTTGAGTTTGAGAACCTCGACTCGACAGGACCCATCAGCACTGCCCGAGGTGTGTACTTCCCCTACAAGAGGAGCGAGTACTCAGGCATCCGTGAGATGTACGTCCTGGGTGGTGACAGTGAGGTGTACGAAGCAGAGGATGTGACCGCGGTTGTCCCTCGCTACATCTCAGGAGAGATCAGTCAGTTGTCCTCCTCTACCTTGGAGGATGTCCTGATCGTCTTGTCGTCTGGTGCGACGGACAGGGTGTATGTCTACAAGCACCTGTGGGTGGGGACCGAGAAGGCTCAGTCGGCCTGGTGTACTTACACCTTCGGTCCAGGGGCTACGGTCCTCTCAGCTAACTGGATTGAGAGCACGTTGTACCTGGTCATCCAGCGTACAGAGGGTTTGTTCCTCGAGAAGATGGAGATCAGCACCAGGGTCACTGACCCAGGCAAGGACTTCCTCACTCACCTGGATCGTCGGATCGAGAAGAGTGACATCTCTGCTTCTTACGACGTGAACACTGACCAGACCACCATCCAGCTCACGCCGTGGGATATTGAGTCAGGGACGGTGATCCGTGTGACAGGTAAGAATGGGGTGATCTACAAGGTCTTGTCTACAGACAAGACGGTCACTCCGAACACCGTCACGGTTGACGGAGACATCACAGGCGACGACTTCTGGATCGGGCAGGAGTACATGATGAAGTACAGGTTTGCTCAACCTCTTCTAACAGAGCAAACCCAGTCAGGATCTCGGTCGTTCTCTGCTCCTGTGCAGAAGCTCAGGCGTGGGTATCTCACTTACCATGACTCAGCGTTCTTCGAGGTGACTGTTCAGATCAAGAACAGAGACACATACACCTACTCCTTCACAGGGGATGGGATTGGGCTACCGGACAAGGTTGTCGGCCAACTGAATCTGATTGATGGTGTGTTCTCCTTCCCTGTCCAGGGTCAGCAACGAGACGCCACGATTGAGGTAGTCAGTAACTCACACCTTCCATGTCACCTAACGAGCGCCGAATGGGAAACGATGTACCAGTCAAGGGGCCAGAGATACCGGGGGTAGAGATCAGGGAAGCGACACTTGCCGATGTCAACATCATCGGCTCCAACCTCAGGCAGGCTGACCAAGCAGAGGTCGAGGCCGCTTCGGGCCAGGACCCAACCCTGGTGATGTTGATGGGATTACAGGGTCGTTGTTACGTCGCCGTGGAGGACGAAGACCCGTTCCTGATCTTCGGTGTCATCCCAGACGACCGTGACAGTCGTGTCGGGATCATCTGGCTTCTGGGTACAGAGAAGACCACCAAGTTCCCACTAACCTTCCTTCGTCAATCCAGGCAATGGGTAGATGAACTTGGTGAGGGGTACGAGGTGCTGATGAATGTGATTGATGAGAGGAACTCGATGCACCTTGACTGGCTGAAGTGGCTTGGCTTCGAGATCGTCCATCGGTTTGAGGAGTACGGAGTGGCTCGTCTGCCTTTCCTGATGTTTGAGCGGAGATTCCCATGTGTGACCCGATAGCATCAGCAGGAGCCTCCACAGGCTTGAGCGCGATCTCTGGGTTCTCCCAGTACGGTCAGGCCCGTGCGATGGATGCGTACAACGAGGAGTTGTCTGCACGGAACAGTGAGCTTGCCCGGAAGTCTGCGTTCAACCAGTACGAGTCGATCTCTGATCAGCAGATGACAGAGACAGAGCGAGCTGCCCGTGACATAAAGCAGATCGCTTCAGACGCTCGCAGGGCCAAGTCAAGGATTGGTGTGGCTGCCGCAGAAGCGGGGGTGAAGGGTATCTCTGTCGATCAGTTGATAGATGACTTCGAGCGTACAGAGATGGACAACGTGATGGCTGTGACCAGGCAGGAGGAGATCGTGGCGAGGAGGGCAGACCTCAGCCGCCGGAACGCTCGCCTGAACCTTGAGTCGAACCTGATCTCAGCAGCTCCACCTCCTAAGCAGGCCAATCTGTTCCAGACTGCTCTGGGTGTGTTCGCCACAGGGTTGAGCAACTTCAACCAGGCAGGTGCTTTCGCCAGTTCGCCTGACCCCACCGCCACTGTTGGTGGGGGGACAGGTACAGACCCATTCACAGGTGGCACTGTTCAGCCCTGGTCCCCCTACGCAGTTCCATAACCGAGGATAGAGATGGCAAGACCAACCAGAACACAAGTCAACGAGCTTGAACGCCGTCGTCTCCAGGTCCCCGGTGGAGCCCCTCAGTCCTTCTACAGGCCCGCAAGACCTCCCCGTGGGGTAGAGGGTGGTGTGGACTTCTCCGCGCTCTCCAAGTCTCTCAGCGGCTTGGTGAAGACGTTCCAGAAGCACGAAGCGGAGATGGACAAGGATGAGTATGAGAAGGGTCGGATAGAGGCAGAGGCTAACCGCTCCAAGTCGATCAAGGACTGGAGCAGGATTGACCCTGAGGCGAACGTCTACAGGTCGATTGGTTCCCTGGAGATGACCGGCGGCTACATGGCTGACATCTACAAGAGTCAGCTTGATGCACTGAAGGATGAAGCCATCCAGCTCGACGGGGAGCCTGATGAGAATGGCATCCCTCGTCGGAAGATGTCCCCGGACGAGATCCTCACCAAAGCATGGGAGGCTACAGCCAAGAAGTTCACAGATGCGGGACGAGAAGATCTTCTGGACAACTTCTACTTCCGTAAGGGGTTCAGCAGCAGGCGTCGTGCGGTGGAGGACAACTTCCTCGCAGAGATCGAGGCAGGGTACGACAAGAACCTGAAGAAGAGAGTCAACAACCAGTTCTCTGCCAAAGCCGCCACGATGATTAAGGCTGGTCACCACTTCGCGGAACGCGAGAACGGTGGGATGGAGTTTGACGAGAACTCCAAGAAGGCTCTCCAAGACCTCTTAACCAATGCGGCAGAGTCTGGAGTGACGGATGTAGCGGGTGTCGCTTTTGGCTCCCTCGTCACCGTCGTGAACGAAGTCGCAGAGGAGCAAGGCCTTGATCAAGCCCAGGCCGTGTTGGACTTCTACTCCACGGTTGAAGTTGGTGGAGTACCTCTCAACCGACACACGGACACCAACACCAAGCTGTCAACATTGCAGCGAACACTTTCCAAAGAGGAAGAGGATGACATCGGGAAAGAGGTCAGGACTAAGGCTGCTCAACTCAAAGGTGTTGTGCAGGACTTCTGGGGGAGTCCTCATGCCGAGGTTCTGAACAAAGCCCGAACTCAAGGTGACCAGGCGTACTTAGACGCACTGGTGGAGGTCGATAAACTGATCGCCCAAGACCCTCAGTACGCGCCCGACGGGGTGAAGGCAATCCGTGATTCCATTGCTGACGAGATAGTAGCCACAAGGAGAAGCCCAAGCCCGAGCAACAACCCAATCACCACCTTCTACAAGCACCTCAACAGTGGTGAGCTTAGTGCAGCACAGGAGCAGATACGCTTCCTACCCCCAGAACAGCAAGTCACTCTGTACCAGGTTCTCCGAGAGCGGAGGACTCTCCAACGAGAGACGAATGGAAGTCGTGTCTTCAACAACTTCATGCGAGATATTCGCTCAATCGAGGAGGACTTGGGAAAAGAGTTCAAGCACTTCACGCTCGATGAGCGGGACAAGATCACCGACCTACTGAACACCACAATCATCGACCTTGAGCAGCAGTATGTCAGTGAAGCCTCTAAAGCGAAGAAGACAGGGATGTCTCCGGTAGAGGTTGACGACCATATGTCGAAGTGGGTCAGGGAAAAGATGGGCGAGATCAAGGAAGCCCGATCAACGGTGGTTGCGGATTGGATCAAGCCTCGTCGAGATGTTTACAACCGCATCTTTGCGAAGTCGCTCACAGGTGAAGACCCGACGAAAGACCCTGACTTCAACAAACTCCCTGAGGGGGAGCAGAACAAGATCAGGCAGACGGCTGGGACTATGGTGCTCGACAGGACCAACAGGGTTGACAAGGAGATCACCACCTTCGCCGTGGAGGCCACAAGAGCGATGGGGGTCTCCCAGAACCCAGATCTTGTTGAACTCCGCATCAAGAGTGCTGGTCCCGACGAAGGTGAGAAACTCTCTGCCGCGCAAGAACTCTTGCTGAGGGAGAACACGTTCAAGGATGCGTTTGCGGCTGATCTGAAGGGCTGGCTACAAGAGCCTGAGACCCAGAAGATGAACTTCGATGAGTTCATCCGTGCGCTTGAAGTCAAGAAGGGCGAGTTGCGCGACAAACTCTTCCTCCAGATCAAGGGACCATCTGACAAGGCAACGGAAGATGCTACCCGGCGAGGGGAATCTCCAGCCGAGTTGACTGAGGCTCAAGCGTTCCAGAGCGCCTTCATGCGTAGCCTTCAAGACGGGAGCTTAGGTCAACCCTTCATCATCGCTGGGAAAACTGTCCCACTATTCATGAAGCATGAGACAGCGGAGTGGCTCTTCTCGCGGGAGCTGAGAGTCCAGACCGGAACCAAGGAGGTGTATGACTCAAGTCTCCTTGGGGGGGCTTGGCACACTGAACCTGTATACACCACACCCACTTCATTCACCAAGTCCATCGTGGAGATGTACCAAGCAGATACCCCCGAAGCCCGAGAGAGGTCTCGCAGCAAAGTGCTGTATGACAGGGGCGTTGTTCTTGGAGCGATCATCAAGAACCCGATGAACGCTACTTTCTTGCGGAACACGACTTCAAGGAAGCGGGGTCTTCGGAAGACCTGGAACGTCGTCGCACGCCACACGGGAATCTCCGTGGACCAGATATTGAACGGCTCCGTCGATGTGAAGATCAACGGGAAGAACCATGTGATCCCCGTTGACATGAACTACGTCGAGCCAGCCATTACTCCCATGTTCTTGGATGAAAAAGGTCGTCCCAGTATCGAGGTGATGGAGGGGTTCGTTGAGGGGGTCAGGGATGGCAACCAAGCCACCATCACCCAAGCAAAGAGGCTCATGGACAAACTGAACTGGCCTTATGACAAGACCTCCGGCAACATCCACAACGACTCTGGATTCAAGACTCTCATCCAGAGTCAGGGCTTCGCCATCAAGAACGTCACCGGAGGTAGGTAAACATGGTTGAACGGAATGACGACTGGTTTTCCGAAGTCCAGCGAGAGTATCGCACCCCGTTCCCGACCTTTCGGTCCTCTCTCCGTGGTACTGCACGGGGTGGTATTAGAGAAGATCAGGAAGAAGAGGATCTCGACTTCCTCGACTACGTCGGTGACGCCCTGGCTGCCCCTTTCAGGGGTGTAGAGGGTGCTATCCAGGGCGTGTATGGCCTGGCCGACACGATCTTCGGTGACATCCTTCCCGACTACGACGAGAAGTTGCTGGGCGAGTCTGAGACTGGTCTTGGCTCCTTCATCCAGGGTGTGTCCCAGTTTGCTGCTGGCTTCGTCCCTGTCGGTGGTTGGCTCTCACATGGAGCCAAATTGGGCAAGCTGGGGAAGATCGGGCCGAAGGCTCTGACGAAGAAGCGTATTGATGCCCTGGACCGGCTGGCAGCTCAGGGTGTGGATGGTGCTTCCCGCAAGGCGTTCTTAGGTCGCCTGGGTCATGGTGCTCTGGCAGGGGCGATCACAGACTTCACCGTGTTCGACGGGCATGAGGCACGCCTGTCTAACCTGATCCAGGAGGTGCCTGGACTCTCCCATCCTATCTTTGAGTTCTTAGCAGCAGACGAGGACGACCATGAGATCACTGGTCGTTTCAAGGCTGCGATTGAGGGACTTGGTCTTGGGGTGATGCTTGACTCCCTCTTCCTCTCGGTGAAGCGATACCGGGCGATGAAGAAGGCTAAGGATGAAGGCAAGACACCGGCAGAGGTTGAGCAGGCTGGTGAGGACGCTGTCCCCACGGAGACTCTGAACGAGGCTTACGACGACGGTGGTCGTTCGTTGTCTGACCAGGAAGAGTTGGCTGCGAATGGCACTGGTAGAGAGCCTGAGACCCTCCTGGACCTGGATGATGATGTTGCCGGTGATGTGAGGTTAGGTGGGGCAAGCATCCATCGTGTCACCGACTTCCCACACACGCCTGAATGGCAAGTTGCTGACCCAAACACCAGAATGCCAGACGGTCCTGACCCTGACCATCTCTACCACATCACGACTCGTGAACGTGCCCAGAAGATCATTGACGAAGGGGAACTCCGTCCAGGTGAAACCCAATCAATGGACGAGGGCTTCTACAGTGCCTACAGCAAGGACAAGGTCTTCCTTACCGAAAAGGGTGGTGTCCCGTTTTGGGCGGATAGGGTGGAACAGCATCTCTCATCACGCTTCGATGAGCCTGATGCTGGGTGGGATCTGGTTGTTCTCAAGATCAAACGGTCTGATGCACCTGATCTAAAGATTGATGCAGAGGGCACAAGAGACGCAAAGAGTGGTAAGTCCTACTACTCAGCGCGGCCTATAGAACTCTCCCCTGATAATGTGAGGTTAGGTGATGACACCTTGCCCACCAGGAACCTCTCCGAGGTGGACGAAGTTCTCGACGATCTGCCAGTCCCTGAAGGGGCGACAGACACAACCCTGACACCCGCCAAGCCCTGGCTGGACCGAAGGAAGAGGGGGGTCAAAAAAGGAATAATCGAGCGACTCGCAAGGGAGGTGTCTCACGGGAAGCTCGATCACCAATCCGCATCATTCGCATCTGACCTCATTGAGAGACTTACCCAGCAAGGCGACCTACCGGATATCGCACTGTCGATCAGCGACCTGGCTGAAGGTATCGCTGGCGACTGGAGTGCGTTTCAGCAGATCATGACTCTGTCCGCCAAGGTGGTGAGAGGTGGTGATGTCGAGCGCACCTTCACCCACGAGCTGTGGCACGCACTGACCAGGTACGTTGACCCTTCAGACTTGAAGGCGATGCGTCGTGACTTGCATAAAGCCCGCAGGGCTTACGCGAAAAAGTACGGGCTTAATCACGATGACATCTTCGTCAGTGATGACCCTTTCTATGCTCTGCTCACACACGCCCGCGAGAACAAGGTCGAGAAGGCTGAGTGGTATCGCCTGGTCAACGAAGACGAGTGGCTTGCTGAGAACATGGCCGATTCGACGTTGTCGTGGCTTGATCTCGAAGATGGCACCAAGACCATCATCGGGAATATGCGGTATGTGATGAAGAAGATCCTGACCTCCATCAAATCGGTGTTTGGTCGGGGAACGTATGACCGCGTTGCTCGTGGCTTCCTCGAGGGAACCTACGGCCAGAAGGTGCGTGGTGTCCGTAAGGGTGGGAAGTTGAAGGCGGGTCTCGGCCATACCGGCGGCGTTCTCGCCAGAGACATCGACCCTTCTAAGGTTGAGTTGATGTCTCGTGCCTCAGCTGTTGAGGCCATTCGCAACAAGATCCCGAAGAGCGTTCATTCTGGGTGGTTCAGGAACGGAGACCGGAACTACAAACCAAGACTGGTCAAGGCGATCAACAGTGATCCTGAAGTCCGCGATGCAGGGCTCAGCATCATGCACGACCAGTACCAAACCGTCACAGGGACTCAGGTGCCCTTCGATGAGTTCTTGGACACTCCCATCACGCTTTATCGGGGTGGGCCTGGGACACCAGATGAGGCGTTTACGTCGTACACGCTCGACAAGGAGATTGCTGAGAAGTTCGGTGAAGTAACTGAAATCACAGCCACCCCCAGAGAGACTCTGGGGATGTACCAGACAATCGCTGAAACCGAGGTTCTTGTCCCGAACAACCGCACCTTAAGAGACATCGACCCTTCCGCGATTGACGACGACCTTGCGCGTATGCCCTTCGCAAAGCTGAAGGAAGAGGCTGCGAAGCACCCCGGCATTGAGATCCCGAAGGAGGGCTCTGCCAAGAACAAGGTCTTGAAGAAGCAGCTCGC